CAGAACCTCACCGACATCAAGGACGACGACCTCAAGCCCGAAACCCTGAAGGACAAGCTCCTCGTCCCCGCCTTCTCCCTTCTCCGCACGGTCATGTCCGAAACCTGCACCGTCTTCGTGACAGCGCCACAGGGCGGTGAACTCGGCATGATGATGATGATGATGATGATGAAAGAGGCAGGCCTCCCGGTCCGGCACGTCCTGATCTGGAAGAAGAACGCACCCACCTTCAGCATGGGCCGCCTCGACTACGACTACCAGCACGAGCCCATCCTCCTCACCTGGGGCAAGAAGCACGCCTTCTACGGTGCCGGGGCCCACAAGACGTCGGTTTGGGACATCGCTAAGCCACGGGCCTCTGCCGACCACCCCACCATGAAGCCCGTTGAGCTCTACGTCAACGCTTTCCAGAACAACTCCAAGGCCGGGGACACCGTTTACGAGCCCTTTTCCGGGTCTGGGACCGCTATCATCGCCTCCGAACAGATCGGGCGCAGTTGCCGCGCCATCGAGATCGAGCCGCGTTACTGCGACGTGGCCGTGCGGCGCTGGGAAGAGTTCACGGGCCGCAAAGCAAAGTTGGTCAAATGAGCCAAGAACAAAAGGGTCATCCCACGCGCAAACAGGTCCGCCCGCAAAGCGAGGCCAAGAAGGCCCTTTTCTTGGAGCAATACCGGAAGGCCGGGACGCGCCTCGTCGCCTGCCGGGCCTCCAACATCAGCCGCCACGCCGTTTACGATTGGGAGCGGAACGACCCAGCCTTCGCCGCGGCCATGCGCGAAGCCGAGAAAGAGGTCGTGGAGGTCCTGGAGAACACGGCGCTCCAGCGCGCGACAGCTGGCGGCTCCGACCAGTTGCTGATGTTCATGCTGAAGGCCCTGGACGGCGACAAATACAGCGAGCGCATCCGCCACGAGTTCACCGCTAAAACCCTGGAGGCGGTGGTGTCGGAGGTTCTGGAGGCCATCCGCGCCAACGTCCCCGACTTCTGCCCCCATTGCAAGACCTCGCTGGATATCGCGCCAGCCATCGCCCGGGAGCTTCTGGACATGTCCGAGCGCCTCTCCAACGCCCGCAAAGGCCAGGTGACGCCGTGACCGTCGCCGTCAGCCGCGGGGGATACCTGCAGAGCGACTACATCCGCTCCAAAATCTACGAACGCGTGGCGAAGCAGTTGTCCTGCCCCAAGCTCTCGCTCCGGGACTTCGTTCGTGGCGCCTGGGGCATCGTTGAGCCGGCGCGCGCATTTGTCCCGGCCTGGCACATCGACGCCATCGCCGAGCACCTGGAGGCGGTGGACGCCGGGCAGATCAAGCGGCTCCTGATCAACATCCCGCCGCGCTACGGCAAATCCACGCTCGTCTCGGTCCTATGGCCCGCGTGGTCGTGGACGGAGAGTCCCCACACGCGGTGGGTCTTCTGCTCCTACGCCTCCGGGCTCTCGCTCAAACACTCCCGGGACCGCCGCCTCATCATCGAATCCGATTGGTTCCGCGAGCGGTGGGGGACGCGCGTGCGCATGGCCGAAGACCAAAACCAAAAGGCCGAGTTCCAGAACACCGCACGGGGCCACATGATCGCCACCTCGGTCGGCGGCACCATCACCGGGAAGGGTTGCACACGCCTCGTGATCGACGACCTCCTGAACCCCGAGAACGCAGAGAGCAAGGCCGAGCGCGAACGCGGCGTCGATTTCTACCGATCCACCCTCTCGACCAGATTGGATGACGACTCCGCCGCCATCGTCGCTATCGAACAGAGGACGCACCGGGAAGACCTGTCCGGGTCTGTCCTCCATGACGGGGAGTGGACGCACCTGAAGCTCCCAGCGGTCGCGGAAAAGGCGGAGAAGATCATCTTCCCCATGTCGGGCCGCGTCGTTGAGCGCGAAACAGGGGACCTCCTGTGGCCGGAACGGCACAACGTCGCCGCCCTGGAACGTCAGAAGGTGGTCATGGGCTCCCGGGCATTCAACGCCCAGTTTCAGCAGGCCCCGGTCAGCGAGGAGGGGTCCATGTTCAAGCGCGCGTGGTGGCAGTTTTACCGCGAGACGCCGCGCGTCCGGCGCCGGGCCTGGTGCTGGGACACCGCCGTCAAAACCGCCGACCACAACGACTTCACGGCCGGGCTCCTGATCGCCGAGACCGCCACCGGGTTCTACCTGGAGAAGCTCGTGAAGGAGCGAATGGAATACCCGGACCTGAAGCGTGCGATCCAGATGCATCAGGACGCGAGCCCCGCGGACGTCGTTTTGGTCGAGGACAAGTCCTCGGGCCAGCAGATCATCCAGGACCTGCGCCGCAACAGCCGGCTTCCGGTGGTGGCCTTCGACGCCGGCGGCAAGGACAAGATTCTTCGGGCATCCCTCGCGAGCCCGAAAGTTGAGGCGGGGAAAGTTTTCCTCCCCGAAGCCACCCCCTGGGTGGCTGATTTCGTTGAAACGATGGCGGCGTTCCCGGACGTTGAGCACGACGACGTCGTCGATGCCTTCACCTCCGGGATCATCTATCTGACAGGGAGCACCGGCCGCGTGTCGGTGGTCGTGGGGTAACCATGAAGACCAGAAAAAAATCGTTCCCAGCGCAGAAGCTCGAGGTCGACGCCGCCGGCGTTTCCGCAGGCACCTACGGCCTAGAACAGCCGCAGGAGTTCAAAGAGATGACCGACGCCTTTGGCGTCCACACCTGGGTCTACGCCTGCGCGAACCTGATCGCCAATGCCTTCTCCATGATCGAGTTCCTGCCCTATGCGCAGGCCAAAGACGGATCGTGGGCCGTCAACGAAAAGCATCTGTTCTTCAAACTGCTCCAGTACCCGAACCCGAACATGTCTGGTGTGGAGTTCCGTCGCCAGCTCTCCCTTTCCTCGAAGCTGACCGGTAACGCCTACATCATCTGTGAGTCTGTGGATTCCAAAGCGCCAACCGAGCTGTGGCCGCTGATGCCGGATCGCGTGAAGGTCAAGACGGACGCCAGCAAGTTCGTCTCTGGTTACGTCTACACCGTCAACGGTCGGTCACGGGATTTCCCGGCGGAGCAGATAATCCACGTCCGCGAGGCCACGCCATCGAACCTGCAGTACGGGCAGGGGTCGTTGACCGCCGTTGTCAACGCCGTGAGTTCCGACCTTCTGGCCGACTCGTGGAACCGATACTTCTTCGCCAACAGCGGCCGCCCCGACGCCGTCCTCGAATCCTTGGAACCGATCGGCGCCGACGTCCAAAAGCGGGTTTTGAAGGCGTGGCAGAAGATGAACGAGGGGCCGAAGAACCGCGGGAAAACGGCCGTCCTCTCCGGCCTCAAATACGTCGAGGTCAACCGCCTCCACAAGGACATGGATTTCGTGAATCTGCGGAAGATGCTCCGCGAGGAGGTCCTGGCCGCCTTCGGCGTGCCCCAGTCCATGGTGGGGATTCTAGATCAGGCCAACTACTCCAACATGAAGGAGCAGACGCGGGTTTTCTGGACCCAGACCATGATCCCGGAAATCCGAAAGTTCGAGTCCATCATGACGCTTCGGGCCCGCCAGATCACGGGCGACCAGAACACCGTCATCCAGGCCGACCTCTCGAAAGTCGAGGCCCTGCGCGAGGACGAGCAAGCCCGGGCGACGATCGCAAAGACCTACGTCGACATCGGCGTGCCTCTGGCCCAGGTCGTGGAGGCTTTGGATCTGCCGTTCGAGATCACCGACGCGCCTTCGTCCCCACCGGACACCGCCCCGGACGCTTCCAAATCCAAATCCGTGAAGCTCGCGGGACCGCGGGACATCGAATGGAAGCGGTG